TTTGGTGATGGTATGGCAACCCAGTTGTTAAAACCTATCATGGCAAAGATACACCCATGTGAAATAGAAGAAGTAAGACACAATATACAAAAAGAGAAAAGAATTATAGACACACTAGAACCACTTATGAATAGTCATAGGTTAGTTGTAGATGATGTCTTAATACACGAAGACTTTAAGAACGAACCTGACCATCAGTTGTTTAGACAAATGACAAGACTGACTAGAGACAAGGGTAGTTTAAGGCATGATGATGCCATAGACGCACTTGCAATGGCGGCTAAATACTGGGTGGACAGATTAGATAGAGACCAAACCTTATCTTACAATCAACACAAAGAGGAACTCTTGGATAGGGAATTAGAAAAATTTATGGAACATTCAATAGGAAGGACACAGGTAAAAGACAGATGGATATAGAACATACTAAAGAAGCAATTAAGAAAGAAGAAGGTTTCCGAATGGAGACTTATCATTGTACAGAAGGTCATCTCACAGGTGGCTATGGTCATAAGATGCTAGAAGGAGAAGAAGCTCCTAAAGACCACGCAGGTTGGTTAAAGTTATTTGAAAGAGACTTTGCTAAAGCTGTATCTGGTGCAGATGAAGTATTAAAAGAATGTCCTGCTGATATAAGTGAAACTGCAAGAAATCTTGTGGTGGAGATGGTGTATCAAATGGGTCAATTCGGTGTATCTAAATTTAAGGGTATGCTTAAAGCTATATCAGAAAAAGATTACAAACAAGCGTCAGTAGAAATGTTAGACAGCAGGTGGGCTAAACAGACACCTAATAGAGCTAACAGAATGGCTGAACGAATGGCGAATATTTAGTAGAAAAATCTGTGGGGGTATTCGTACTAACTCGGCGGTCAGTTTCCCCCATAACACACGCCACGCCACGCCTAGAAAGTGCAAAAAGTGAGGTATTAAGCGGTTTCCTGCGTGTATAAGGATAGAATATCCTTTGCATACGCACACATGGGGGCGTACTTTTTTTATTTTCGCATGTGTGTGAGCTA